CCAGAGTTTTTAAATAATGGCCGTATGTATAAAGTACCTTGTTTTAATTTACCAGTTGTTGGTGTAAAGAAGCCTGTAGTAGCTTTATTTGCAACATTGTAAGTATCTGAAGCTGGTATAGGGTCATAGACTACTGTGGTTCCGCTAGCAGTTACTGATGCTGATGTGGACGGTGTAACTGTAGCGCTATCTGTAAATTGAACTTGCAAAGCATCACCACATCCCGTTGAAGGTAAGCTACCAGACCAACCTAAACAAAGTGCTCTATTTACTCTTTGAGTTCCTGCTGTAAAAGTAACTCTACAAGCCCCACTTAAACCAGCTCCATTAACATCGGTAGCTAACACAGCTATATCATAGCTTTGACTATCAACCAACGCGTAAGATGATTTAACAGTTAAAACACCTGTAGATGAATTAATTTCAAATTGATTATTAACAGTGGTATAATTGGGAGCGCTAGTATCTAGCGACCAAACTATTTGATCTGTACTATTTCCTCCAGTTGGATTACTTCCGTTTACAGCGGTAAAAGAATATATTATTACACTACCAGTTGTTATTGTTGTTAGTTGTATTTCTGGATTACCAGCAATAACTGGCTGTACGTTTGATAGTGAAAAAGGGTTTAGTGTTATGTCATCAGTTTCTCCACTATATGTAACGTTAGCCGTCATAGTGTAAACACCTGTAGAAGGTGTCGATGCTACATTTGTATCATAGAAAAAGTATTGGTTTGCACCTGTTTTTATTTCCCAAGTAGTAGCTCCTCCTGAAGATTGCTCTAACGTAAATGTTCCTGACGGAAGCGGAGTAGAACTGGTTTGGTCAATAACACTTATACTATTAACTACTAGTCCAGTTGTAATATCTGTTCCACCTCCTGTTTGAAAGTTAAAAGGATTTCCAATAGTATCACCAGGGCTTGCGCTTTCAGGAAAAGAAGCAGCTACAAAATCGCCACCAATAACACCCGCGTACTGACTATCTATCAAACCATTAATAACAGATAGTTCACCTGATAAAGATGTTTCCCAGTATATATCTAACAAAGAATACACCGGCTGAGTTTCAGCTACTGATAGAAACGGAGCCATGCTATACACAACATCCGATGGCGTCGGGGGGTTTTCATAATCATCTGCAGTAACAAAAGCGCCTATAGGGTTTCTTACTTGATCAGATTGATTACATTTTATTATAAAAGGATTAGTGTCTCCATTGTAAAAAGGAGCGTTTGCTGGAGTAGTCCCCCACGGTATTCTTCCTGTAGGCTCAGGTACTTCATTAACAGTACTTACACCGCTAGCAGCGTCGTTAGGTGTATTATAAACGTATGTTTGCAATATAGCAGACTCGCCATATTCTCCACTTACAGCGCCAGGCTTAAAAGGTATAGCTTGTATTTCCATATCTCTAACAGTAGCTATCTGTATAACTTCTTGTGATGAACTACCTGGATAATATTGAGCGTTCCAAGGTTTATCACTAGGAAAAGGATTTTTTGGCCCCGCGGCGTTATTATCTATAAGCTTATTATTTACTCTAATAGATAACATTTCGCTACTTGTATAATCTTTATCTGTAGGCCCTACTTCTGATAAATCTCTAGGTATTTTGTTTATATTGTCCCCTAGAGTAGTTGTAAAAAAACTTTTATTTGTTTCAGAACCACCACCAATAACAGGATAACCATTCACAAAACCTGGCAAATATACATTATAATACTCTTGTTCCTGCTGCTTTACTACCACCTTATAAGAAAACCAACCTAAAGGATTAGTTATAGCGTTGTATAAGCCAGGAGTACCTGTAGTTAAGTTTTTTGTTGAGTTTATAGCTGAATCTAGCTGAACTTTTAGCGAATCACCTAACCAATCGGTTAATGGACTAGATGAATCTTGATCAGAGGGTATATTATAAGCATTAAAGACAGTTGAACCGGCTATATCAGAATCGCCATCATATGAAGAAAGTATAACGTCTGATTGTCTACCGTACCTATCTGATAACACAAAACCAACTTGATATGTTCTGTTTTGTTTTAATTGATGGAAAGGATATTGGGTGTAATTATCAAAGCTTTTAGATTTATCTCCAATTATAGCTCTAAACTGTATGGAGCTAGGAGCAGTGTGTCTGTCTCTGTAGTTACCATAAACGACTCTATTTCCAATAACCTCTTGAGCTAAAGCTCTAACAGGTACTTTGTCTGAAACTCTAGTTACTTGATTATTAGGTAGTGTTTTATATGGTTTTGTTGAAGAGTAAGTGTAGTCTAAAAAATATTTAGGGCTATTTCCATGCAATGGATCATTAAATGAAATACTGCTAAAAGTCTTATTATTTACAGGTATAGTTTCTAATACCTTAACAGCTAAAGCATCGGATTCTTTATAAAGAATATCCACGTTAGTTATTTTCATTAAACTAAACATGTTTGATCCGCTATCTTTTTCCATTGGTATTTTTAACAATATGTTGTTTATATTGTTTTCAAACCAAGAGACTATTGTAGACTTGTAAGTGTCATTCATGTCTTCTTCTGGAGATAATAAACCTCCGCCAAACTGACTATACTGTTTAGGTATAAACATTATTTGACTCCAAGGAGCCATCAAAGAATATTCGTTATCTTCAAATTTAAACCTATAACTAAATCTTATGAATTTATCTTCTAAGAATTTTTCATCGCCTCTCCAAGAAGAATCATAATCAGGGTTTGCGCTTATTAATATAGTGTCGTTAAGAGATAAAGTAGTTTCCTTGCTAAGCTTTACTATTATTTGTTGAGTAATTGAAATAGGAGGCCCCGTTGCTGTAGAGTCAATAACATCAACTTCAACAACCGTTGTATTAGCTGGAACACCTGTACCAGTAACTAAATCACCTAGCCGAGGTATGCCGTTTTCTCCGTCATACAAAAATTGATCACCAGTCGCGCCTCCACTAACATAAGGTATAGTGTACAGTCTATCAACCCCTGTTCCGGTTATAGTTTGAATACTTCCACTAGACTTATTAGACATGTTAACATCTTTAGCATTAGTCATTGTAGGTCTACTAAAATCTACAGAAGTACCATCCGGCACTGTAATGTTTGAAGAAAGTATTAACGTAGAAGTTGCGGTTATACCTATAACTACAACAAGATCACTTATGTTTTGCGCGTCTATTTTATTATTATCTGTTACAATGTCGCCGACCTTTATGTCTGTAATAGCAGCTGGTGTGATTATACTTGATCCACCTCCAGCGCCTGTTATAGTAGTAGTTACTCTTTCCATAACTAGTATTGGCTCCCAAGGAGCAAATTTAGCTACAGATATTTGATCTTCATTAACATAATAACCAGGTGTTAACGCGTTTATTATATTTATTTTTCTAGGTTGATTTAAGTTGTCTGTAAAAAACAATAAATTTTCTACTAAATTTATTCCAGAAAATGGAAACGATTTGTTAAAATTAAGAAAATAACCCTCAGCAAGTACCGTAGGCGCATTAACAGCACTTAAATCAATACTTACTATGTAGCATTCCGCGCTGCTAGGAGCAATAGTTCCGTCAACAGCATCCCAGTCAGTAGCAAATAAATAAGCTTTATTAGAATTATTATCTACAAAGTACCCAATAATCTCTGTTTGAGCTGAAGCGTTTATGGTAGATATAGCTGTATTACCTAATACATTTTCAAATTCACCTACAGTAGAACTCTCTGATCTACTTATTGATAAATTTCTAGCTTCTCTGTATTCACCGTTAGGTATTATACGAGGATCAAGATCTTGATTCATTTTTCCCTTAAGAAAAGTGTTTTTGATTTCAGCCATTTAATTCTAGTGTTTTATCCATTTAGACTTACCTCGCATTACTTGAACTATTTCATCAAGTTTTATGTTTGATAATCTTATTTTAGCGTTTCTCAATTTAGCGCTTCTATCTTGTTTTAATCTTCTAACTATATATTCAGGTTGGTTTATCCTAGAAGCTACGATAGAATAGCTTATATGAGCATATAAAGCCTCTTCTGCCATCTTTGGTATCCTAGTATCCATATCATAAGCTAATCCGTCTGAAACATATTCTAAAACAATCAACTTATTAGCTAGGTTGCTTGAGAAAGACATTTTGCCTTCTCTGTCATTTATAGTAAACCATCCATTTGCTTGGGAGTATTGTGGGTCCATGCCATACATCTGACCATAACCATATCCTCTACCTAAAAGCTCATCTCTGTTGTATCCAAAAAGATCCTCGTTTATTACCGGATCACTAGCCCATCTATCTTCTGTTACCGATGTACCTTGTATATTGTTACCAAAGCTATCTTGTACTGGTACACCAAGGTCATCTTGTGTTGGTGTACTGTATGGGTTTATAGTTAAATTATTTGCTGGATAAATAGGTCTTTTAATTCCCAATTGATCTATCCAAGAAACTTTAACATAATTCACGTAGTCTTGAGGTATAACCACGCTAAGCCCCGGAGGTATAGTTAATTCTTGAGACTTTATGCTTTTCAAAGTATCATAACTAAATTCTTGTAAACCTCTTTTAGCATGAAATATTATATCTGTTCTTTTGCAACTCGGTATTAATTTACCTGTTCCAACATAAGCCACTTGAAAATTGTTAATTACTTCATCTAGCTTAATATAAGAGTAGCTATCATAATTATTTTCTACTGTTTGACCAAACGCATCTTTGTTACCGTAGTTACCTCCGCTTAAAGATTTTAATTGAACAACAACATTGGTATTTAAAGCTAGGTTTGCATCTATTTCAATTTCATTACCTGTTACAGTATAAGAAAGAACATATTCCGTATAGGTTAACGATCCAGCCGGGGCAGTGTATAATTTAAAATTGTTTAAAGTATAGTTAACTTGCAAAGGGTCATAACTACCAAAAACTAGATTAGTGTCAAAAGTTGTTGTAAATTTTTGATTTGGCCCAGCTGCAGATACGAACTGCTGAGAACCTGCATAGTACTGCTGATTATTTTCAGTGATTAAACCCATGGTTTATTATGATTTTTCGTTAATGTCTTCTTGTTGTATTTTTTGTGATGCTACTTGTATAATGGTAGGATCTTGTATGATAACCCCTGAGTACAATAATATACCATTAATAATATCAACTTGTTCTGACGGGTGTAGCTCGAAGTTTACTGAAGAACTAGAGTCATAAATATATTGTCCTAAGCTACCAACTGAATATCCCCAATTTATCATCGCGGGTTGTTTTAAGTAAGATACTTGAATATCAGATGTTATACTTGTTGGATATACACTTATCTTATTGTCTTCGTATAAAAATACAGGTTGTTTTTTAGTTGGCGCAAGTAATGGTGCTTTCTTTATTTTGTACCATTCGTTTCTTTCCACCATTTGAGCTTCAATAGTATCGTTGTAGATTACAGTACCCAGCCTATAAAAGTTTGGTAATGAAGCGGTTGTGAAGTGATCTGTTGAAAATGTAGGTGTGGCTATTGTTTTAAATATATCTAGTTTTTCTTCTAGGTTTTTAACTCTGTTAGCATACTCGTTATCATTCTCCGGTATACGTAACTGTTGATTCAGGTCACTCATATATTTTTCAAATATACCCAACTGCACTTGATTACCTACTTTATTAAACTCGTCTGGGGTTATATAACCTCTTTGTTGTTGGTTAAGTATTAATAAGACAGTTTTATAAACTAAATCTACGTTTATAGCCATTATTTTGTTTTTTTGTTATAATATGACCGACCACTTAGAGTAGCCGGCCTATATTAATGATTACATGTTAATTCAAATTTTTCTCTACAGATCTGAAAACTTCAACACCTTCATCGGTTTTAAAGTAAGCAGCCATGGCAGAGTAAGGATTTTCATCAAAAGGAATCGTCATTAGCTTCCTTCCATTAGACCCCCAGGTAAATGTTCTTTGATCTTGCGATAAAATTATAATACCAAGTTCTGAAGCTCTAATAGCTACGTTTCTTAGTTGCACATTCTCATCATTTGCTAAATCTATGAATAATTCTGCATTGTTTTTAGCAAACAACATTAAGTCTCTTTTTAATTCTTTAGAGCTCATCTCGCTAACTTTAGAACCTAATTCAACTCTTAATATAGCTTCAGCTTGATCAATATCCATTTCTCTAGCAGCATTCAAAGCGTCAATCTGCATATCTAATATGTCTAATTCATCTTCAGCTTCTTCAATGGCACTAAATTCCTCGTATATTTTACCTTTTAAAGGGTGATATAAGGATAACAATTTTTGTAAATTTTGTTTTTCCTTAGGTACAGTTAATGTACCATCAAGAAATCTTATATGCCCCATGGTGCATTCTCCTTTTTGTTCATCAACAAGAGGAGACTCTTGGTTTGTAGCATATCTTATCTCTCTTTGCTTTCCAGATTTTATGTCAAAATAAAGTAAAGCATGCTTTTTAGTATGCCTACCTGGTATCGTTAGAGTTAAAGGGGATTTATTACCTTTTAAAAAATATACTCTATCTTTTATTTCCCAACTTGGTTTTGTTGGTTCTACTTTTGGAGCGGCTTTAGCCACTTCCTTTTGCTGAGGAGCAACCTCAACTTTTTTTGCTGGTGCTTTTTTTGCAGCCATAATATAATATAATTAAATAGTTTGTAAGTGTGACAATAGCTAGTATATAATAATAGTAGTAGGCTATCGTCGTATAAAAGTAATAATTACCCCTGTCAGTTCAACAAGGGTAACTACTACATTAATTTGAATCCTTAGATTCCTTTGAATAATACAAAGTTGTTAGCACCTTGAGTTACTAAACATCTTTCAGATAGGAAGTTTACTTGCATTGCATCTAAATCAGATGTTGCAGCGCCTCCAGCTGAACCAGTTAACCAAGACTTCATTCTTCTATCATCAGATTGAGAAGCTCTATATCTTACATGTAAGAAAGGTCTTCTGATGTTAGTTCCTAAGATTTGGTCATAAACTGTAGAAGTTCCAGCAGGTACTAATACACCTTCGATCGAGCTAATACCATCAATTCCTCCACGGGTAGAAGCATCGTTTAAGTATTTCCAGTCAGTCTTATAGAAGTCATAAGAACCTCTTCTGAATCCAGAGAACCCTAAGTTCAATGCCATTTCTTCAGAGTTTTCAAATAATCCATAAGCAGTACCACCTTGAGCACCTCCAGAGATTGCAGCTAGCATATCGTCAAAATCTAAAGACGTTTGTCTTTGTAAGAATAACATGTTCTCTTCAATAGCTCCTTGAGTATCTAAGTTTTTCAAGATAGCATCAAATTCGTCAAGTCCAGCAGCAGCAGTAAACCCTACTTCTACATTTCCACGAGTTTGAATAGCTGAGAATAAACCTTGAGTTCCAGGTAATCCCGCAGCGGCATTTGCACCTGCAGCGATCTGGTTATACTCACCTTCTACCATAGACATTTCTAAGTAGTCTTCAAAACGTAATCTTGTTTCAGATTCAGCTTTTAAGTACCATAAATATCCAGAAGTTCCATCTTCAGTAGCAACTTCTACCCAACCGATTTGAGCCATATCAGAACCTGATACTTGGTATTGGCTTCTGATAATGATAGGTGAGTTAGAATACTGAGTTAACTGAGGGTCAACGCTAATACGTGCATTTGAATTTCCAGCTCCACCGGCAACTAAGCTAGTTCCTTTTGTGTAAGCAGATCCATATACAAATACTTTTAAACCAGGTATATCCCCTGCAGTTACAGCTGCTGCTACAAACTGAGTAACTAAACCAGCTCCGTTAAAAGGTGCAACTGTAAAGTTTCCACCAGCCCCAGGTACAGTAGCTGTTACGATAGCTTTTACTTCAACTCCTGTTACAGGATTTAAAAGTACAACAGTATCATTAATAGATACAACATTGCTTACGTTACCAGCAACAGTAATTACGTTAGTAGTACCAACGTTAGCTGCGATACCAATACCTTGATAAGATATATGTAATCTGTTTTGTTCAGACCAAATTACTTGATCAGACGTCATTGGCATTTCAGCGCCAACCATTTTTAAGAATCCAGATAACGTTCTGTTTCCATAACGCTCTACTTCTTGTTCATAAATTTCCGGCAAATATTGTTGCGCGAAAGTTGCTCCACCAGCACCAGCTGCATTAAATTGCAGGTAGTTTGTAGATAACAACTGTTGTGTTTGAGATGGTATTAAGCTACCAAATTGAGGAGTTAAACTCATAATAATTGTTTTTTAGTTAAATTTTTTAATTTTTAATTTTGAAGAATCAGAGCCACTAGTTACAGACTTAACTTTTAAACCATTAATAAAACCATTTACTGGTCTTGCTTGCGTGCTAGGATTTTTGGATTTACCTATAATTTCTTTGGTAGCATCCGATTTACCTTGCTCGTAAAAATGATTAATAATTTTATCCGCATTAGTAGCCGTAAAAATAGCTTTGTGATAACCCTGAGGATCGATTACATTACCTTTCTTGTCTAAGTACTTACTTACAAAATTGTTAATGCTTGATTGCTCAGATGCTACCTTAGCAGGATCTTGCACTCCATACCTAAACTTTTTATCACTGACTGTAAAATCAAAACCTTTGAAATCTTCAGCGAAATATTTATTAGTTTTGGACATAAAATCCTCGTGCTGTTGTTGCGCTACTTTAGCGTCTTCGTTGTATCGGTTGAAAAAATCTGTTGCTTTTTGTTGTTCCTGAGTTACGCCGGGTCTCAACTTGATTTCGTCGTAGTATTTACTCTTGGTTTCTTCCAAAAAGCTTTTAGCTTTTGCAACTTCTTCTTTAAACGCAAGTTTCTTTTTGCGTATATCTCTTTCCTCATCTATATCTTCGTCGTAATCGTAATCTTCTAGCATTAGATTAACGTCTTCTGATTCTAAATAAGGTTTTGTTTTTTTATAATATTGTTTTAATAGTGCTTTGTCGTCAACGTTTGAATAATCCGCGTTTAACCTAGTATAGTCTTCTATTGTCCCGCCTGTTTCTTCCATAAAAGCGACAAGCTTTTCTATGTTCTCCGGTAAAACTCGTTGCTCAGCTACTTGCTTATGCTCCTCTGCAGCTTTTTGCAATTGATTATTTGTTGGTGCATCGTCACCATCTCCTTCAATTAATTGTATAGGCGAATTTATTTCTTCTTCGGGCTTCCGTACTTCTTTAGCCACCCCTTCGCTGTCTGCACTGTTTTTTGATTCTTCGATAACAGCATTGCTATCATCTGTCTTTTGTGTTTGAACGGCATTTGGATCTTGATTTAATTCATCTTTTGGAATTACTACTTTTGTAATAGCATCAGGTACATCTACCAAAGGTTCTTTGATACTAACTTTAACTGTTGCTTGTTCTGTGTTTGATAATTGTTTTGGCTTTTTTGCTTTTCCTTTCAAGCTAAAATCGCCTTCTTGTTTTACTTCTGACATAATATAATATAATTAAATAATTGTTTGTAATTCTAACTAGGACCAAACTCTTCTAAACCAAACCCACCTAAAACATCATTTCCAGATGACTCGAAATTTTTAGGTAATCCTTCTGTTTGTCTTTGGTTAATTAATTCAGATTGTTGTGTTCCTTGTAGTTTTATTCTTTGATCTTTTCGATCTTCAATTTCTTGTTCTTTTGCTTTTGCTGCACTCATCTGAGCCTGAGCTAGTTGTATATTGTATTGAAACTCTTCAGCCATTAGCTCTCTTTTTATTTGAGCCTCTGTTTGCATACGTTGTATTTCGAATTGAGACTTGGCTTGCTCTATACTTACTTTCTCTTGAGTTAACGCTTGTTGCTTTTGCACCTCGGCCATCGCAGCTTTTTCTGCGGCTTCCGCATTTGCTTGCGCTTGCGCTTGGATGTTTACTTGTTGCTGCTCCTGCTCTCTCTTTATCTTTTGTTTTTGTCTTAGCTTTAAGAATTGATTAGCTAACTTTATGTTTTTTATTTGTCTAATATCGATTGCATCAGATAAAGCTATTGCTCCTGTTTGTAAAGCTACCTGTATGTTCTGTTCTAATAAGGCTTTCTGTTCTTCTTCTGGTTCTAGCTCTAAATAAATACCAAAGTCATGCAGCTGTAAATTCATTAACTCTTCTAATGTTTTTGTATTAAAAGTGCTTATAGCATTTGTTAAAGCATTTTCTGTTAAAGGATTTTCAATAACGTCAGCTACTTTTAAACTTATATTTTCACACGTTCTAACTGTTAAGTATAACAAAGAATCTAATACGTGTTTAGTTGCAATGTTAGAAGCATTAGCAGCCATTTTTTGTAAACCCACTAGTGAATCTTTAGCTGGAGCACTACCGTCTCTTGCTTCATTTAGTCCGGTTACATCTCTGATCATTTGTAAATAATACTGATATGTACCTATTAAACTTTGTATTTTTGCTTGACCACTTGAAGTTGATAATTCTTGTACAGGTATTTTACCTCTATTTAATTCACCGTCTTGAGTCAATGATCTACCTACAACGGAACCTGTTTGGAAGTACATGTTTAATGCCTCGGCTGGATTGTATGTTGTACCATTACCTAAATCAACTTCTGCTAACCCGTCCATATCTAAAAACACACCGTCTGGCACTATTCTAGACATTACTTGCTGTAGTTTAAGGTGCGTCAGTTGAATCATGTCTGCAAAGCCAGTTATTTTACTAACTATTGATTCTATGCGTCCCTTATACATTCTAGGCGCTGATATGCAGTAATTCATCATTACTTTTGTAGTGTCAGCTGTTGGCCTTGTCATATTCTCAGCCATTTTCCATTCTAATAAATGATCTGTACCAAGAACCTTTGCTCCAGTGTACAATACCTCTATAGTCCTAGATACTCTTTCAAAATTATCGTTTTTAGGCGGATTAAATGTATCAGGTTTTGCTAACGTCTTTTCTAATCCTTGATCTGTCTTTTTTATTTTAAACACTTGATCCATGTAAGTTTTGTATTCAAAATACATTACCTGCACGGTGTTTT